ATAAGATCGCATCCTGATTGATTGAGTTGCTGCTCCTGAACCTCTAACCCGTTCCCATCGTGTGACTGCCCAGGCGTTGATACTCTTGCATAACCATAGACCATTTTAATACACTCCTTTTGATAGTAAGATATGACACCGTTTACATGGCTATTCTATCACGTCTATTCAGCAATGTCAATACTGTGCAGATATGACAGCAAGGTAAGCACTAACATCGACAATCCCCAGCATGGCAGCAGGCAGATGCACCCAGGGCAGGGGGGGGCAGGAAAAAAGACCATCCCCCGTTCTGCCAGTACGTATATATATACCCGTACCCGATATTTTAACTCTCAAAGGAGTGTTTCCAAATGGTTACCAATAGAACAAAATTCCAATATGATGTGCTCAAATCCAAAATAGCGGAATACCTTGAGACTTCAACCGGTTTAAATACTCCCTCACATGCAGCTGCTTATATCGGGGTAACACTCAAGACGCTCTATAACTACCGTACAGATGATAGCCATTACAACAACAACACATTCGGGTCAACAGAGGCTGACTTTAGTTATAAAGCTCTTGTAGAAAACCTCTACACTGTTCTTGAAAATAGAATACTTGACTGGATGGCTTTTGACCCTCAGAAGAGAACTGCTGCAGCGGCTTTAATACTTAACAAACACTTTGGGTATAGGGTTGACACCAATAACAATGTGAATGTTTCAGGGACGATCAAGATTGAACTGCCGCCCGAGTTAAAGAAGTTGGCGAGATGAGACAGAAAGTAACAAAGAATACACTTTGGCTCGACTGCAAACCATCTGCGCGCCAAACTCTGTTCTTTGAGGCAAGGAGTAGATACATAGCATACGGCGGGGCCCGGGGCGGAGGCAAGTCGTGGGCGTTACGAATGAAAGTTATTCTTCTATCAGTAGAATATCCAGGGATAAGAATATTGCTGATACGCCGAACAATACAGGAGCTTAGAGAAAACCATATAAACCCGTTGCGGGGGATCCTCAACGGTGTCGCTACTTACAACGACGATGAAAAGGCTTTTCTCTTTCCAAACGGAAGCCGTTTAAAACTTGGATATTGTGACGCAGAAGCAGACGTTCTCCAGTATCAGGGGCAGGAATACGACATCATATGTATGGATGAGGGGACACAGTTTACCGAGTTTCAATTTACATGTTTGAGAGCTTGCTTAAGGGGCGGAATGCCACTTCACCCCAAAAGATTTTATATAACCTGTAACCCTGGGGGGTTGGGCATGCATGGGTCAAGAGATTATTCATAGACCAGCAGTACAGGGGCAAAGAGAAGAAAAGAGATTTCACTTTTATCCCCGCAAAAGTATTCGATAATGACTGGCTGATGAAGAATGACCCCGATTACTTAGAATCGCTTGAAACTATCCAGGATGAAAATTTACGCAGGGCATGGCTTAATGGAGAATGGGACACGTTCTCAGGGCAATACTTCACCGAATTTGACAAGAATATTCACGTGTGTAAACCTATTCCCATTCCGAGCGGGTGGAACAAATATAACGTAATAGATTACGGTCTTGATGCTCTCGCCGGTCTTTGGATTGCTATTTCTCCCGACAACGTGGCCTATGTCTATCGGGAAGTTTTCAGTGGGAAAGACGCAAGGGACAACAACGGGTTGATAGTGAGTGAGGCAGCAAATAAAATCAAGTCACTCGAAACCGATGAAATAACCATGAGGATAGCCCCGCCCGATCTATGGTCACGCAAATCAGACTCAGGGGTAAACTCCATAGAGATTTTTGCAAACCATGGCCTTTATTACATGAAAGCAAGCAATGACAGAGTGTCGGGATGGCTCGCCCTAAAAGAGTGGCTCAAAGTGTTTGACAAAGGCGGTAAGGCCACGTCGAGGTTGCAGATATTTGAAAATTGCGTAAATCTCATTCGGTGTTTACCGCTTATGCAGTACAGCACAAAGGATGGCAACGACACGGCAGCAGAGCCGCATGATGTTACGCATTTACCGGATGCCCTTAGATACTGGGCAATTTCAAGGCCGTGCGCGACAGACGTTGAGCCACAGGAACAGCCGGATGCATTTTCAATGTTCACGCCCAAAGAACCCACTGATAGTTTTTTTGGTGGCGAAGTAACGGAAGAATATCTAACAGGAGGATGGTAAATTGAACATACCCGATAAAGTAAAAATAGGCTGGCGCGAATATGTAATATCGCAAGGCGAACATAGATCCGGCAGCAAAGGTGGGGATCTGTATGGAGAGATCGAATATGAGGAACAAACAATATATCTTTATGATAAACAAGGTGAGGAAAATAAAAGTGCAACACTGCTGCACGAAATAATTCACGGAATATTCTATATCTCAGGCCATGATAAATGGCGAGAAAACGAAGAACTTATAAACACAATAGCAGAAAACTTGTATCAAGTCATCAAGGACAACCCCGACATATTCAAATAATAGGTGGTGGGCTAAATGTTTTCACCCTGCCAAATATGCGAACCCGATAAGCCCTTATGTATATGTCAAGAGTTATGCCCTGTAAAATTGAGGCATTGCGAAAACACAGAATGTTTTAACAACCTGAAAAACCGATGTTATCTCATGGCAATGGTCCCTATAAAATGCAAGTGGTATAAGTAAATATTCATGGAGGAAATATGAATTTAAAATCAAGGATTGAAGCGTTCTCTATTCGGCTTTCATACAAAACTCGTAAAAACTGGATAACGATATTTAAGCATCCGATTTTTTATGTAAAGGTAGCCGTTGCTTATCACTTTAAGGACTGGATTGACAGTCCAACTGTTCGACGAATAATAAAAATACAAATCGCAGAAAAGAAAAGGATAAGGGAAATTTATTATGTTTGATATTCTAATTATCTTAATAGCAATAGCCTGCGGAATGATAACCTGCGTATTCGGAATGTGGTGTTTTATCAAGGGGCAGCGCAACGCCTATCAACTCTACCGCAACGAACTGCCCGAGCAACTAAGCAACCCTGTGAGGGCAGTCGTAGAGGGTGTACAGGCCATGCAGGAGGACGCGGAAAGTAAGAAGTCCTCCGATAAGATGCAAGAAAACTTAGAACAATTTGCGGCATATAACGCAGAATTACCAAGCGATAAAGAGGTGTGACAATGAATATCCCGAGTATAGAGGATTTATGGAGCCGGTATCAAGTGGGGATAGACTATAAAAACGCCATTAACCTTTATGAAACCGTCAGGAGAAACGAGCGGTTTAATGCGGGTGATCAGTGGCACGGTTGTCCATCGGTTAACCTTCCTAAGCCTGTTATTAATTTTATTGAAAGGGCCACGGGTCAGAAAATTGCTTCTGTCCTCACAAACAAAATTGCGATCTTGTTTTCAGCTCCGAATTGGCCTGGAAAAGTTGTTACATCTGAGCTTGTCACTCAAAATAAGGCGAACATATTGGCGCTTTCCAACCCTAAAAAACCCGACGACTGGAAAAATCCATTCTTAATGAACGAGCCGGAGGCCCAGAAGTTAAGCAGCATGTTTGAAATGGACTGGGGACGCCTTAATATGGACTATATAAGTCAAGAGGGGTTGCTTGATGCTTGTATATCGGGTGATTTTATCCTCTTTTCGTATTGGGATGACGAGGCGGAAACAGGCCAGACCGCAAAAGGGCATGTTGGTGTCGAAACCATAGACAACGTGAACTACTATCCGGGCAATACAAATGAGCGTGACCCACAGAAACAGCCCTACATAATACTTGCCCGCCGTGAAATGCTGTCGGACGTCAGGGCAGAGGCAAAAAAGAATAAAGTAAAACAAGACGACATTGACATCATCACTAAAGATAGCGATTATCAATATCAAAGTGGTGACATGTCGCAAACCGAATTACAAGATAACGCTGACGGTAAGGTCATAACACTGCTCTATCTTTACAGGGATAACGGAAAAGTATGGGCGCAAAAGCAATGCAAGAATGTAATCATACGCAAGGCATGGGACACGCTTTTAAAAAGATACCCGATAAGTATGATGAATTGGAAAATACGTAAGAATTCATGCCACGGCAGAGCTGAAATTACAGGACTTATCCCCAATCAGGTGGCTATTAATAAAGCGGTTGCATATACCATTTTGAATGTGCTTTTAAATAGTAGTCCAAAGATCATTTTTAGTCATTCTTCAGGTTTGACAAAGTGGGACAACTCCTTTACAAAACCAATTGCAGTAAATGGAGATGTAAACGCAGCTGCCAAATATATGATCCCTGCATCAATGGCGGCGGATGCGTATAATCTTCCTGCTACACTTTTGAAAAACACCCTTGAAATGATGGGGTACAGTGACGCGAGCCTTGGAAATATAAATCCCACCAACGCAAATGCCATGCTGGCCGCAATCGCACAGTCAAAGATACCGATTCAGACAATTCAAAACCGATATTATAATTTTGCCCGTGAATTCGCCTTAAACTGGCTTGACATGACGCTTGCATACATAAAAGAATCACGTTGGAGAGAGGTAATAGATGCCGATGGCAACAAATATCCTGTTGATTTTGACCCCTCTAAGGTAAAAGATAAGGTTTGGAGCGTTAAAATCGACATCGGAGCTGCAAAGGAATGGACGCAGGACGCAGCGCTTCAGATGTTCGGCAGTCTTTCGCAGGCAGGACACTTCGACACGGTTCAATACCTGAACATGCTACCTAACGAGGCGTTTAACGGCAGAAAACAAGAGATTATTTCAAGTATTCAGCAATCTCAACAGATGCAACAACTGCAGGCTAAACAGCAGCCACAAATACCACAGATGGGAGGTGGACAATAATGGCACAATCAGTAGCACAAAAGGCAGCATTTCAAAAGATGCTGGCAGCAAAAAAGACTTCTCCTAAAACATTTAAAGGTAAGCCAATGACACTCGGCGGCGGAGGGAAATTTGCAAAAGGCGTTTCGGGCATGACCGCAAAAGGAATGCCGGCACCCGAGGCAGCCGCGATTATGGCAAATGCAGGCGCTAAAAAATACGGGCAGGCCAAAATGACAGTACTTGCCGCAAAAGGCAAAGCAAAAGCTGCGAAGAAAGGCGGTAAGTGAGTGCAGAAAATAAAATGCGTTCATTGCGGAAAACTCTTGTGTGAAGCAAATGGGGAAGTCATGAAAATATGCCCCAAATGTAAAGAAGTCACTCATGTTTTGGCAACGAGTTCTGGAATTATCAACTTGGAACCGCATAAAAAGTAAATATCAAATAGCGCTCTACACGAGCCATTGAAACCTTAACCGGTTTTAGTGGCTCTTTTTTTAAAATTCGCTTGGGATAGCGTCAAAAAACCCAATTTGAAAGGATTTTTATGGAAAGCGAAAATTTGGACGTAACAGAGGAAGTCGTTCAGCCTCAAACCGATGGCGTAGAAACTCCTGTAGTCGCCGAACAGGAAAAATCCCCTGCACAGTCTGCCGAGGAAAACACAAGGCAAGCCGATATAAGACGCACAAATGAGCGCGATAAGGCCGTCGCTGAAATGGCCGACATTTACGGCATACCTGGCGTTAGGAGTTACAACGACGTAAAGCAAGCGAAACTGTCAAGGTTATTAGGCGGTACAGTGCCTACCCTCACGCCGGTCGCCCCTCAGGTAGACTTAACACCCGATGAAAAAGCTATTGCGCAGAAAGTCTATGACGACACCTACAGGGCAATTTCCGAAGAGGGAAACAGTGACGCAGTTTCAACACGCCTTGCCAGTATAGAGGCCGACAAAAGGGCTGGGGAGATCCTTACGTCAAAACGTGAGCAACTTTCACAAACTCAGCAAAAACAGCAGGGGCAGTTCGATCAGTTAATCCGCGACAACCCCGAGTATTACAAGGACGGTAAAATCTCAATACCGGATGAAGTCCACGACGCACTTGTTAATATCATGGCAGCTAATGAGGGTATGAGCGTCACCGCAGCTCACAAGATTTATGCGTCCGACAAGGCAATCAAAGACAACAGAAAAGAAATGGACGAATTGAAAGCCACAGTGGCCGTGCTTACCGGCAACAAGACGAATTCAGATGCGACCACAGGAAGCGTCGCGTCGGGTTCTTCTGCGGCAGACAAAGACTTCTATACAGTAGATGAAGTCAAGGCAATGTCTACAAGTGAGCAGTTAAAACACAAAAAAGCAATCGAAACCTCCATGAAGAAATGGAAATATTAAAACAAGGGAGATATGAATTATGTCTTATAACAATTTTATTCCAACCATATGGAGCGACAAAATCCAAACCGACCGAGACAGGAACTGCGTTGCGATAAGCCTTTGCAACCGTGACTTTGAGGGCGCAATCGCAAATGTCGGCGATACCGTCAAGATTAACGGTGTGCTGCGCCCGACAGTGGCCCAGTACATAAAGGGTTCAACCGTGATTTCGCCTGAAAACCTCGGGGATCAGTCTACGAATATGACCATTGATAAGTCTGACTACTTTGCTTTTCTTATTGACAATATTGATAAGCAGCAGGCGCAGGGCAATATCATGTCAGCTCAGATGCAGCAGGCCGCTCAGGCTCTTGCGGAATCTGCGGACAGTTACATTTACGGGAAGTACGCCGATGCAGGCTCAACGATCGACTGCACGGGCATCACCTCTGCAAATGTCCTGTCGAAGATTATGGCAGCTTTCGGATATTTGTGGGACAACAACGTCCCATCAAATGCCTCGATTTCGATTGAAGCATCTTCTGGCCTTATGCAGAAAATTTTGCTCGCAAAGCTCGTACATGGTATGCCGAATGACACCATCTTGCAGAACGGGTTGCAGGGTTCTATCGCCGGTCTGCTCGGTTCGAAAGTGTTCCTGACCAACGGAATCTATAACGATGGCACGTTCGACTACTGCTTTGTACGCACGACCTCAGCGATAGGGTTTGCAGATCAGATCGCCGAGACAAAAGCGTATAACCCTGAGTCCTCGTTCTCTGATGCCGTCAAAGGTCTACATCTGTACGGCGGTAAAGTTCTCAGGCCGAAAGAGTTTGCAGTTCTCAAATGCTCTTACACGGCTGAAACCACAATATAAAAGGAGGATATGAATTATGGCTGACTTAGTTAAAACCGTAGCAGTAAGAGACAGCGGCGTTGTTCATTCGATGGCGGCCGCCGCCTCTACTCAAACCATTCCTTACGCTAAAGACGAAATAACCGCCATTCTTGTCACGAATGCCAGCGCTGCAAGCATTACGGCCACTATCAACAAAGGTACTGGCATCCGTAGCCCGCTCGGCAATCTGGTGGTTACCGTTGCGGCCGGTGCGACAGAAATCATAGGCCCTCTGGATTCTATGAGGTTCGGCGCAGGCGGCAAGTACACGTTGGCAATTTCTTTGATCACCAGCATCACAGTCGGCGTTATCCAGTTGCCCTAAATTTAAAAGGGTCGGTTAAACTCCGGCCCTCCCTTAAGGGGGAAATTATGAAAATCCAAACGAATTTATATAATACGCTTTTGAAACACGATTACGATGACACAACGCATTACTTTGGAACGACCGATGAATACGGGATTATCGAAGTAAAAGACAATGATAGGTTTTTAAAGTACCTGTTGCTCCACTGGCCGCCCGCAGGCGAACTTAAACCCACAGAGGGCGGTATTACTCCAATAGAAGAAAAACCCCTCACGCTGCCACCTAAGGAGGCTAAAAAGAATGGTAACAGTAAACTCAATAGCTCTGGCATCATTAAGCCAGCTTGGACACGTAAACCCAAAGGGAATAGTCGAGGAAAACCGAGAAAGCAAATACATTAATCTCGCGCCTGCGTTCTGTAACATGTTGCAACTCGAATTACTGACATGCGAAAGTTATGATTTTGTCGCTAATGGCATCCCTGCCCCTTTGACTGCTCTTACTGACGAATTGACCATAACCGATATGACCGCTCAAAGTGTTTTACCTTTAGGCTTAGCGCGTGAGTTTGCCCGAATAGATGGCGACACTCAATACAACATTTTTGCAGTGTCTTATGAAAACGCAAAGAACGCCATGTCTTTTGACGCGCCTGAAATTGAGGATGTTTACGGTGCATTGACCGATCCTGATTTAATGAGGTGACTTGATGAAAATACCCCAAATGCCCATTCTTCAAGACCAAAGTAAAGTTTACAGCCCAGCAAGCGGCGTAAACCTTTCCAAACTGCCGAATGAAATAGACGACGGTCAAAATGCCCTTATGTTAAATATGTGGTACAGGGACACCATGCTCAGAACTCGGCCGGGGCTTGTTAAGGAGATCGAGCAGACTTACGGGAAGATTGTGGACGTTGCCCCGAGTGACGGTTCAACTGTTTTATTACGCAATCTCATTATAAACAGTGTACAAATAGATAATAAATATGGAATTTATATATTGACTGAGAAAGCTCTTCTAAATTTTGATGGTACAAATATTGAAAGAGTTCCCACGGATTATACGTACAACGCTCCTAATTTTACATATATTTACGCTGATTTTGACTTTTCCTCAGCTCACATGCTCTTGGCAGAGTCTTTTTCAGAAGAAATTGGATATGGTTCGGTTAATGTTATAAAGGCTAATAATCTTATTATCTCTGCCGGAAATGCTTTATACCAACTTGATGTAATAATTAAAGGTGAAACATTGCCCCATTTGATGTTTTTAGTTTCTTTAGGAGATACTGACAGTCTTTTTTATTGGTCGAGAATAACACCACCCCATATTCCGGTAATTAGAACAAATATGCACGCATCAGGTGCAGGAGCCGGTTTAGAAGCAAGAAATTATATAACTCCACAAGTAAAAAATGAAATTCGTACTGACGCCACAAGCACTGTCTACAATTTAAGCGACAAAGGATTAGACACTACAGTTGGCACGAACGTGGATAAATCTACAGTACAAATTAATTATAATAATTTAAGTGGAACGGTTTTATCGTTTGGATTTGCAAATAATTCTACAACAGATATTGAGGGAGGAATAACAGCAACGCTTAACAGAATCTTAGGGACAATTACATTCAGTACGCATTTAGTTGATGCCACAAGTGCGGATGTGCCTAACATGACTGTTACATACTCGTATACGTTATATGCAAGCCCAACGCCTATTGAAAAATGTACTATTGGCTCATGGTATGGCGGAGCATATCAAGGGCAAACATCGGGCAATAGCATGTTTGTTGCGGGAAATTCCAACGAACCGAACGCAATATACCATTCGGCAGTCGGTGACCCTACATACTGGCCTGATGACAGTGTTGATTACGTCGGTTCTCCCTCAGACCCCATAACTGCCTTTGGGAAAGACTTTGGCAAACTGTTTATTTTAAAGGAAAATTCAACCTATGAAAAAGGCTTCTACTGGGACAGTACAAGTCTAAAACAGAGTTATCCGACTTCTGAGGTTCATGTTGGTATTGGTTGCGATATGCCAAATAGCGTTCAACTTATCAATAATAATCTTACATGGGCAAATTCAAAAGGTGGAGTTTACACGGTCGCCACAACGAACACAAATAACGAACGTGTAATTGTTCCGATATCTCAGAACATAAATCCCGATTTACTTAAAAACTCCCTCGCTGATTTACAGGCGGCAGTATCGGTTGATGATGGATTTTATTATTACTTATTTGTCGGTAACAAAGTATACCTTTGGGATTACAATTCAACCGCTTTCATAGACTACTCAGATATTCTAAAGGCTCAAAACCGTCTTGCGTGGTATATATGGACAATCCCCTGCGCTCTCACAACGGCGTTTCTCTTCGGTGGCAAAGTATGGGGTGCGTCTGCAGCGGATAACTTCCTCTATGCCTTTGACCCTATGCAGTCGCTTGACGAAGGCGGCACATGGTTTGACGCATGGATGATCTCAAAAGCCTTTGATAACGGGTTGCCGCAGTTTAAAAAACAACCGTATTATTATGTTTTCAATATGGCATGTGCCGGAGTAGTTGGAATTGAAATTCAACTTATAGACGAAGTTGATACATGTTCAAAATTAGGAGTACTTGAGGGCGGCGACAGTGAGGCTATGACATCCATATCTCTTAGACAGGCAATGTCATGGGGCAAGACTTATCAAGTCGCCGTACACCGTCTGAATGGCGAT